ATAGGTGATGAGTTTAATGCTCCTTGTCAGATTGATTCTATTGCTTCCACAAAGTTTGAAGCACCGACCTTAGGCAATCAACGAGTAAGATTTGTTGCCCTTTGGGATTCTTTTAATACACAAAAGAGCAACTATAAAGATGTCCTTGAAATAGAATACGACCAATCATGGGGTTCTAAACCTGCTACCGGTTGGAGGGCATGGCACGCCAAAGGAATAGGAATAGTTCGTATTATATGGCGTTATAAAGGAATTGATGTGGGCCAACCATTTGATGCTACTGTATCAACCGTCAAAGGAACAATCAAAAACAAATATCCGGTATTGACTTAATATATTCCTTGTGCTATAATACAGTATGAAAGTAAAAAAGGATATATTGGATACCTTAGCAAAAGTTGCCGAAGCAAATGATGATAGTAATATCCGTTTTGCTGCGGCAATTGTGCGTGGAAACAGAATAGTTTCCGTTGGTTTCAACCACAAGAAATCTCATCCATTACAGGCACGTTTCTGTAAGAACGAACACGCAATCTTCCTTCATGCTGAAATTGCTGCCATCAAAAATGCTCTCAAAGAATTAGATGTAGAGGAGTTGTCCAAAACTGACCTCTATATAACCAGAGTAAAGAAACCTAAATCGTTTGCTAAGAAATTTGTATGGGGTCTGGCTCGACCTTGTTGCGGTTGTCAAAGGGCCATAGAAGAGTTTGGTATTCGCGGCGTCGTTTATACAACTGATGAAGATGGAACTTATGAGGTGATGAAATGAGTGATAAGAAGATTATAAAATACCAACTTGAAGATATATCTGATAGAACTGGATACTATTCATGTACCAGAGTTGATGTGCCAAAAGGTGGTAAGGTTATTGATATATCATATGAAGGTGATGTAATCTATCTACATATTATCGTCAATCCTAATCATAGAAATAAAGAACGTTGGTTTTCTATCTTTGAAGAGAGAATGCCAATGGAAGAATATGAAAAGAAAACGTTTGAATATATTGGTAGAGTTGGTGTTAGTCCTGAACTATACGTTTTTGAGGTACATGATTAATGCTTCAAGATATAATTGTAATAGATGATTTCTTCAAAGACCCCGATAATATTGTGGAATTTGCTAATCAGCAGGTCTTTGAGGAAAATGATTTTGAAAAAACAAAATTTTATTGGCGGGGACTAAGAACCAATGAACTACATACTATTGATATGCAAAGAACGAATAAAATAACTGATGAATTTTTCGAAAGAATTTTTCATGATAATTTTAAAAAAGGTGTTAAATATATTCTAAATTATGAATGGTCTGCGGAATTCTATTTCCACAAAATTCCATCTATATTAAATTTTACATACAAATGGATTCATAAGGATCAGAGTATTTATGCAGGTGTAGTTTATCTTAATAAAAATCCTCCATCCGATACTGGAACATTCATCATAAAAAAAGATGAAAAAATATCAATAGAAAACAAATACAATAGATTAGTTTTATATAATTCAGATTATCTACACTCACCCATGGGTGGATTTGAAGAAGGTGAAAACTCAAGATTAACTTTGAATATATTCATAAATTCTATCAGTATTAATTTGGGGAAAAATAATGAATAGATTGAAAACACCTTTACGGTATCCTGGTGGTAAAAGTAAAGCGACCACTAAAATGGCACCTTACTTTCCTCCTAAAAATAATGTAAAGCATTACAGAGAACCGTTCCTTGGGGGCGGTTCTGTTGCTTTGTGGATGACCCAGAACTATAATCTTGAGAGTGTGTGGGTAAATGACCTTTACTGGCCTCTCTATAATTTCTGGATTCATCTCAGAGACCGTGGTGAACAATTATCAAATGCCTTACATGAAACCAAAACAAATTTTAATACAGTTGACAAGGCGAGAGAATTATTTGAACAATCTAAAAAAGAACTGAATGATAAAGATACAACCGATTTTGAGAAGGCCATAAACTTTTGGATTGTCAATAAGTGTTCTTTCTCTGGTCTTACCGAGTCCTCTTCTTTCTCTAAGGCGGCAAGTCAAGGTAATTTTACATTACAGGGTATTGCCGACCTCAAAGAATATAGTAAATTGATTAAGAACTGGAAGATTACCAACCAGTCATATGATACATTATTGGATGGTAGTATTGATGATGATCTATTCATCTACCTTGACCCACCTTATGAGATTAGTTCCAATCTCTATGGTAAGAAAGGTGCCATGCATAAGGGGTTCGACCATGACCTATTCGCTCAGAATTGTAATCTAAATGGACCTATGACAGCAATCTCATATAATGCCGACCAGTCGGTCAAAGAGAGGTTCCCTGATTGGAACCAGTATGAATTCCCGTTGACTTACACTATGAGGTCTAACTCGGCCAACTATCGTAAGAACCAACCGAAGCGACTGGAATTGCTGCTTACCAATTATGACTAAATATGGAGAAACACTTACAGGTAGATAGATGGCTGCGAAAAAATCAATAACCGGCAATAAAGTTATAGATGGTATCTTAGGTTCTTATAATGTAGAACAAAAGAAAGCAACCTCTAAATCTATGGAACTTATTGTTAGAGCGGATAAAAATAAAAGGGCGGCCGCCAGGACAGATGTAGAAAAGAAATTAAAAGCCGCCAAAATAAAATTTATTGCTCTCATTAAAGGTGCTGGTTCTGTCGGCGGCACTCAAATCCTATTACCAAATTTCAACATCAATATATTATATAAACCTGCTGTTGGCAGCGGTGGTATGAATGAAACAACCCTCAACTCAACGATTACAGAGTTGGCACCAGCAATTGCTTTCATGTCGGGATATAAATTTGGTAATGGAACAAAAGGTATAAGCACCGTAGAAAAACTTATGGAAGTCGTTGAAGCAAATGCTTCCGCTCCTGTGTATATCGGAAATGATTTACAGCAAGGCCTAAATTTTATTAAAATTATGAAATCATCATCAAAGTATAATGAGAAGATGTTGGCGGCCTTGGGTGTTCTTAAATACTTGACCGACGAAGATAAAAAAGATAAAATTGTAAAAGTATATTGGGGTTATCGTAATAAACCTGCGGGTGTTCCAAAAAACCACAAAGGTGATTTGTTTTTGAGTTATGCCAGTGGAGCGATGATAGGTGTTTCTATTAAAGCCGGCACAGAAAAATCAGCCGAACCACAATTAAACATATATGTAAGAAAACTATTCAGAGATTTTGGTAGAATGAAGCAGTTGGATAAATTAGAAGATAAAGTTTACAATAGTATTCACGCAACATTAGGACTTCCTGTAGATTGGGAAAGTTCAAGGAAAAAAAGGGATTCTCTTAAAACAATTCTGGAGTATTCTAAAAAATATCCTACTGATTATGAAAAACTTTATGATAAAATGTTAGAGATGATTAGACAAGAAGTTGTTAATTGTTTCAATACCAATCTTAAAGATTCCAAGAATTTTATTAATTCACATGTTCTTGATAAAGGTAGCAATATACCTTTAGTCGTTATCAAAGGATATGATAAAATTTATAAGTTTATTACTGATGAGGATGCTTTGGATGCTGTTTTACCAAAGGTGAAATCTATTGTGGCATCATCATCAAGCACATCAAAACAAAATTGGACTATTGATCTTATCCATGGTAGAAACCAGAAATTAACGATGAATATGTCTATACGTTCAAATAAATCTATCCCTGAAAATAAAGTAGCACAAGGTGTAGACTTAGCAATCAAGTTTAATGGATTGAAAAAATAAATGCTTAAATTCAGACAACACCTAACAGAAGCAGCAGCCGAAAAAGACCGACACCTCACACATATCGAGGATGCTGTCTTAGAAGGTGGTGTTGCCGGTACAAGAAATGCTATACAGTTTTTAATCTCGTTAAGAGATATGTTTGCCGATGATGGCAAAACTCTGAGTGAGGCCCGCCGTTCTGGTGGCCTTATTCTTCGAACTAAGTTCGATGGCGCGCCCGCACTTTATGCCGGTATCAATCCTGAAAACGGCAAGTTCTTTGTAGGTTCTAAATCAATCTTTGCTAAAAATGCTAAACTCAACTACACCGTTAAGGATATTCGGAGTAATCATAGCGGTGGTTTGGCAGAAAAGTTAGAGACTGCTTTAAGGTATTTACCTGAATTGGGAATAACAGACATCATTCATGGCGATTTTATGTATTCACGAAATGAACTAAAATCGGAAACCATAGATGGTAAAAAATATATCACGTTTCGCCCGAACACGATCACGTATGCTGTTCCGGAAGGTACGACACTGGCTCGCCAGATACTTTCTTCTCGAATGGGAATTGTTTTTCACACTACTTATCACGGTTCCTCTATGTCTACTCTCCAAACTCATTTCGATGTTGACATCGGGAGGTTAAAACCGTCTAAGAATGTATGGTACCGTGAGAATAGGTTTACAGACGTAACCGGTCGTGCTACACTAACAAAGTCAGAGAACGATAGATTGTCCACTATTCTATCACAGGCTGGCAATTTGTTTAGACAGATACCTGCCGCACTATTAAATGAGATTGCGGCAAATGAAACATACCGTATTCCTATTATGACGTATTACAACCAGAAGGTCCGCGCAGGCGAACACATGAAGGCTAGTCATGTTCAGGAAATAATTAAGTTTGTTTCAGACAAGTATGATAAACAGATAGCAGACGCCAAAATGCCTGCTACAAAGGCCAAAAGAAATGCTGAAAAGAAAATGGTTGTTGGTTGGTATAAGAAGAATGCCGCCAACCTTAAACTAATCTTTCAATTACAGAACCTGTTTATTGATGCCAAGACCATGTTGATTAATAAGTTCAATCAAGTAAATGATATTGGCACATTCTTACATACACCAGATGGTGGTTATAAAGTGACGAGTCCTGAAGGATATGTGGCCGCATGGTCCTCAGGTGGAGACGCGGTCAAGTTGGTTGATCGTATGGAGTTTTCGCGGTCTAACTTCTTAGCAACGAAGAATTGGGGAAAATAATTATATGTATAGTATGAAAGAAATTAGTGTTTGTGAAGGTAAAAAAATATTTGTATTTGATGACCTTTTTTCTTTATATGAAAGAAGTATTTTTTATAGTTTTGTGAATAATTCATTATTTAAAATTACTGGAAGTGACCGGTCCGCATCAGCATATAAAAATAAAATTACTTCACCATATGGTGAAGATGATGTTATAAATATGGGTTTTTATAAGACAAAAGGATTTGATATACTCAATAATAAATTTAATTTTAACATAGAAAAAAAACAAATAAGAGTAAATTGTTCTACATCTTCGGAAAGTTGTGAAGTGCATCATGATGGAGAAGGTCTTACTCTTTTATACTATGCAAATTTAAATTGGGAACTGAGTTGGAGCGGTCATACAATATTTTTGAATGAGAATTTAACAGATATTGAATATGTATCCGCTTATAAACCAGGTAGGGTTGTGGTTTTTGATGGAACTATACCACATATGACCATGCTATCAAATCATCAGGCTAAAGATAATAGATTAACTTTTGTAATACAATACAAATAGGAGAAAAATGAAAAAGTTTACTGAGTATTTAACAGAGGTAAAGAAGGTTAAAGTGGGACAAGGAACTCTTAATATATTTGACATCGATGATACCTTGTTTATGCCTAATGCTAAAACAAAAGTGGTTAAAGATGGTAAGATTGTTGGTCGTCTTTCATCCGAACAACTAAAACATTATAAGACAAAACCAGGTGAGAGATTAGATTTTGGTGAGTTTCGTTCTGGTAAGCATTTTCATGATGCTGCCGAACCTATTGAAAAGATGATTAGACGGGCACAGTTGGTTGTTAAACACCAAGGTGGTAATTCAAGAACCATTATCGTAACTGCCAGAGCCGACTTAACTGATAAAGATGTATTCTTGAAAAAGTTCCGCGACCATGGATTCCCAATCGACCAGGTCCATGTCGAAAGGTCTGGTAATGTGTTTGGTGGTGGTAATGCTGCTCCATTATCAAAAGCAATTGTTATTCGTAAGTATATCGATAGTGGAAAGTTCAATAAGATTAGGATGTGGGACGACCACGAGGGAAACCTAAATATGTTATTGAAGCTGGCTGAACTACATCCAGAGATTTCATTTGAAGCATATTTGGTAAATCCAAAAACAGGTACACCGACAAGATATGGAAAATAAAGAAGAAAAACCTATTACTGAAACGGCTACAGTATCGATACTGGAGACGATTAAACGCATCGTCCGTAAGGTTAGGGAAAAAGAGAAACATAAATAACCAATATAAACCCGCAGAGGGAGAGAAATGAAAAAAGATTCTTTCGTCTATTGTTGGACGGATCATAAACATAAAAAATTATATATTGGTGCCCATAAAGGGACAATAAAAGATGGTTATATATGTTCTTCTAAAATAATGTTGGAAGAACACTCACTACGCCCACAAGATTTCACCCGTCAAATTATAGCAGAAGGTATCTACGAAGATATGTTATCTTTTGAAACTGCTATATTGCGTTCCGTAAATGCTAAACTCAACGAGGATTATTATAACCTTCATAATGGTGATGGTAAGTTTTATAATAAAAAACAATCGGAAGAATCAAAAAGAAAGATGAGTCTTTCCAAAATGGGTAAAAAACATACAGAAGAAACAAAAAAGAAATTATCTGAATGTCGCCACTCCGATGAAACCAAAGAAAAATTGAGACAATTGAGATTAAAACAGGAAGATCCGAGATTAGGTAAGACTCATAGTAGTGAGTCGAAGGACAAGATTAGACAAGCAAAAATGGGTAATAAATCTCATAACAAAAAAGTGACTATTGAAGGTATTACCTATAATTCTTATAAAGAGGCTGCCGCCGCTATTGGATGTAACTATAACACAATCACAAAAAGAGTAAATCGAGGTATCTATGTCTAAGAAAATGGTCTTTACGTTTGGTAGATACAATCCTCCGACAGTCGGGCATTCCGAACTAATCAATTACGCGGTAAAATTAGCACATAGAACAGGTGCCGAGCACCGCATCTATACATCCCAATCACATGATTCATCCAAAAATCCATTAACACCAAGACAGAAGATGACCTTTCTTCGTCAGGTATTTCCTGGTGTAAACTTTGTTGATGACCCATCCATGAAAACTGCCTTTCATATTTGTAAAAAACTGGCAGAAGAAGGTTATGAGGATGTGGTATTCGTGGTTGGTGATGACCGCGTAGCAGAGTTTTCAAACTCACTTGGTAAGTATGTTAAACCAAGAACTGCTAAAGATTTCGACCCTAAGAAGCATTATCCATTTAAAAAGTTTAAGGTAGAATCCTCAGGTGCCCGTAAGAAAGGCATTTCTGGAACAGACCTTCGTGCGGCCGTCCGCAAGGGAGACTTTGCTACATTTGCTAAGGCCTCGGCAGCAAGAGATAAAACTTTGGCACGAAAAATCTTTGATGCTACAAGAAAACAATTAAGTGAAGAAGTTGAAATTAGTGAGGTGACGTCCAGAGAAATGCACAAGCACCTTACATCTAAAGGTTGGACTCTGGAACGTAAAGGTAAAAGTCATGACCTCTACACACATCCTAAAGCAAAAAATGGTCGCCGTATCACCCTACCAAGACACCCTGGTGAGTTAGACAGACGACTACAAAAAGAGATTGATAAGCAAACCGACAGATATATTAGAGAAGAAAAGGGAATGTCTCGCAAAGACTTCCACGACAAACTAATGTCGTTTGTTGATTTCACTTGTAATCACCTTGGCATCGATGAGAAACCAACCATTCAGTATAAAGAGGATGGTAAAGAGGGATGTCAACCATCATTTGCTTCATATTCACCAAGCGATAAGGTTGTTTCTATTCTAACAAAGAACCGTCATCCTATGGACGTGTTTAGATCCATAGCACATGAGTTGGTCCATCATAAACAGAACCTCGATGGCCGTCTTGGTAAGAACATAGCAAAAGAGGGTGCTACAGGTTCTAAGATTGAGAACGAGGCTAACTCCGAAGCAGGCAAGGTTATGCGCTACTTTGGTAAAGAAAATCCATTCTACTTTGATATGAGTTATATTACTGAAAAGGCCATCATTCTTGCTGGTACACCAGGTTCTGGTAAAGATAAAATTCTTAAAGAAGCAATACTACCATTCGGATTCACCGAGGTTTCAGCAGATAATTTCCATAACCAAACAGGTAATCTCGTAGTAAACGGAACATCCGATTATAACACCGTCAAAGAAATCAAAGAGGCCTTAGAACTAAAAGGCTATGAAACTATGATGGTGTTTGTTAATACCTCTAATGAGGTTTCAAAACAACGCAACGAAGCCAGAGCATCAAAAGGTGGTCGTGTAATCACCGAGACAGTCCGCTTTTCAAAGTGGAAAGGCGCACAGGATGCCTTAGACCGTTTCGACCAGTTATTTGAAAAGGTGATCGAGGTTAAAAACGACCTTGATTTAAACCTTAATGAAAATGTTATCAAAGAGACATATGATAAATTAATCAATAATGTATCAAAAGAAATCTCAGACTTTGCTTTAAATGAAATGGATAGAAGATTTGAAAGAATGTTAAATGAGATGGATACAGACCTTATGCCATCATCAAAAAACATTATAGACAAAAGAGACGGTAATTATCCTAAAGATGATACTGTATCTACAAAAGATTGGCGCAGAGATTTTGTAACAACACCATCACCTACGGATAGATTTGGTGGGAAAACTCCTGAAACAACAACACCAAAAGTTGATACAAAAAGAGGTGAATATGGAGCAACTCCAGAGGTAAAAGGTACCATTTCAACTTTTAGAGGTGTAAATAGAACACCATTACTTGAAGTTGGTGGTGCTGGCAACTGGGGCACTCAACAACTTACAGACCGATATAAAGCAGACACACCAGGTCAAGAACCTGGTAAGTTTGCCAAAATGAAAGTGTTAGTAAAGAAAATGAAAACAGAAGATAGCACAAAGAGAGTGTATCCTTCATTACCTATTGGTGGTGATAGGATTGGAGATGAAACTGGACTACCAAAAGGTCCAGGATTCGGCGATAATCAAACTATCGACTTGACTGGACTTGATAGACAGATTGATAGATGGATGGTTAAAGAAGAAACAAGAAAAAGGTTTAAGGCAAAATATGGTGCCTTATCCGACCAAAAGATACAAGAAACTGCCGTAAGACTTGCGAAGATGGAGAGTTTGGATGATCCATTTTCAGGAACAACTGGCGGCGTTTCATCAACAGGCGGCCCTCCGGAAGATGTAAGATATGGAAGTATCGATGCTGAAAGAGAAAAACTCGCCTTGTTTGGAAAGAAGAATCCAAAAAAGACTAAATAGTAGGAATAACTTATATTATCCGATTAGGAACAACTTTTAAAGGAACCAAAAATGTTTGAGAACAAATTTAATTCAAAGAAAGTAGATCCTTTGGTGGAAGCCGCCAAAGGTGCTATGATGGAAGGCGAAATTCGCCGCCAAGCAATCAACGCCGTCAACGAAGCATTTGGTGTCTATAACCGCAACGCAGTAGTTCGTGAGAACCTTGCTGCTTATGATGCCGCTATCGAAGAGGCATATAAGTGCATGAAAGAGGGTGAAAAGTGGGAAGGTTCTAAGAAAGATAAGGCAGAAGATGCCAAACTTGCTAAGAAGCATGGCATGACCCTCGCTCAGTGGGAAAAGTCAGAAGCTGATAAGAAGCATGATAAAAAAGAAAAGATGGACGAAGCAAAGAAACTTGCTGATAAAGATTACGACAAAGACGGCAAGATTGAATCCCCAAAAGACGAAGTATGGGGTTCCCGCTTCCGTGCTGCTAAGGCTGCTGGTAAGATGGAAGAAAAGAAAATGTGGGAAGGTGTAAAGGGTAATGTTGAAATTGATTACTCTGCTCCAGATCGTGCTGCCGTAACCTCAGGTGGTAAACCTGCTACACCAGCACAGACAACATCTGCTCCTCAGGATGCTCCTATGCCTCCTAAGCGTCCAGCAAATCTTCAGGAATTAAAGAAGCCAACTGCTAAGACAGCGATGAAGGCTTATCATCGGGCATATGATTCTGACGTCCAAAGTGGTGAAGGGGAACGCAGCAATCGTCTTTATAAATGGAAACAAAAGCATCTTCCAGGTAAGAGCGCAAGAAATCAAAAAGATACTGGCAAGGCTGATTTGCCTGATGTCGGTAATATTGAATTTCATAAGGCGGGATATTCTGGCCATGTAACAAAAGGTGGCAAACTAACAAAGGCTGCTTCAAGAGATACCAAAGATGGTATTAAGTCTCGTCTCGGCAAGCATACAAAGCCACATCTACCAGAAGAAACAATTGAAGAAGCAGTTTCACGCAAGCATTTCCAGCAGGTCGCAGACCTAATCAAAGGTCATGAGTCCCAAGAAAAGAGAAATGAACTTGCTTCACACCATGCTGGTATCTTCGCAAAGCAGAACCCACGTTTCGACCATGCCCGTTTCCATAAGGCTGCTGGTTCAACCGCGCACGAAGAACCAAAGAAAATGGAAGAAGCAGCATACTCAGCAAAGGCTGCGAGAGCAGGCAAGGACATCGGCAAACCAGGTAAATCATTCAAAATGATTGCTAAGAAGGCCGGTGAGCGTTATGGTTCAGAAGAACGTGGTAAGAAGGTAGCAGGTGCTATCCTCGCCAAGATCCGTGCGAAGCATATGAAAGAAGACACACAGATTGATGAAGTTTCTGCTTTTGGTCAGGCTTTCAGAGCCGCTGGTGGTAAGAACTTTACATTTGGTGGAAAAACATATTCAGGCGCAAGAGCCGATGGTAAATCATCAGCACCAACACCAGCAGCACCATCATCATCTTCATCATCAGGCGGTGATAAAGGTTATTCATCCGATGGTGGTCGCACAGTATCACTAAAACCTATGTCTGATACAGGTTCAGCACAGGCAGCAGAGCCGCCTAAGGCAGCACCTGCTCCAGCAGCACAACCAAAAGGTTGGAAAGCACCTTCAGAACCATCACAGTCCGATACAGCTGCCGCATCAGGTGCTCCAAAGGCATCCGCTGCTACATCAAGTATGGATA